AAGGCAAGATGATCTTCTATATTATCAATAAAGAGAAAGAAGCTGAGTTTCAGCCTCAGTCTAGATATTCCTTTAGCGGAGCGACACTTCGACCAGGCGTATTGGGCGTTACTCTTTCTGGTAAAGTCTTGTATGATCAATTGATTTCCGGATATCGCGGATATGGAATGGGTAAGGGCGATGCATTAGGAACAGCCCAAAGAGGTCAGACATCACGCACTAAATATAGTAAGATGGCTGATGAGATCTATGTTTTAGATTTTGATCATTTCAGAGGCGGTACTGCTGCATTGAAGGCAGCTAGAAAAGATCTTAAATTTGGTGCAACGGCTATCATGAAGCCTAAGGATTTCAAAAAGGCTAACTTAGCGCGTTATAGAGAGATTCAAAGACAGCGTGCTTCCAAGTTATCTAAAACGGATATTGATAACGCAATATTAAAAGCCATGGCCGTAGCAAACAAAGCTGTTGAAGAAGGTATGGGCGGCATTACTAAAGATAGATACGGTGCCATGGCCGGCAAGTTAGCAGGCCAGGTAGTGGCAATTCAAGATATCTTTAGATACCAGGAAAGCTTATTTAGAGGATATGAACGATACATTCAAGCTGAAAATGAAATTGCTGAGATGGATCCAGAACAAGCTAAGTATGTTTTGAAAGATGATAGCTGGTACATGCAAAATCATCGAGAAAAAGCACGTGACCTACGCCAAGACTTAAAGCTGTTTGGTATCAATTTGTAAATCATAAATAATTAGTTACATATGTAGTGAGAAAGCCGGGAACATAGTTACAATATAATTAGTTGAATAAAATTTAAATACACTGTTATAAACAAGGAGTTCTATGTTTCGGAGTTTTTCTTTCCTATTGTTGCTATTCGTAACAACACTTTTACGGGCTCAAGGCCCTCCATGCGGTACTGATGATATAATCATTCGTAACCCATTTCTACTAAATCAACTAAATAATCGCGTAGCATGTGATGCTCCGGAAATAGATTTAGATACTGCACAAGTACTTACTATTCCCGTTGTGGTTCATGTCCTACACTTAGGCGAAGCTGTCGGTGAAGGGACTAATATTTCAGATGAACAAGTTCTTAGTTGTATTGAAAATCTTAACCATCGGTTTAGAGGAGATGTAACTGCGTTAGCTGCATTGACTGATCAATATGATGAGTATGAATTATCGTTAGTTAATGATGCAAAAATTGAGTTTTGCTTAGCTAGTCGAGATCCTGGTAATTTACCTACTACAGGTATTAACAGAATTGATTGTAGTACATTGATGTATATCAACAATTTTAGCGGTCAAACTTCTACTGCTTATTATGCTGAGAAAGGTATATCGAATGGTAGTCAATATGACATACCTTTGCAAGGTATTCCTGATGCTGTAATTAAACAAGCATACGGATGGCCCGTTGATAAGTATTTTAATATGTATGTGGTTTCTGAAATCAATGGCAATGATGGAGGCGGCGGCGTTCAAGGATATTCGTACGTCGGCTCTTTAGGTCTTGGAGCTAACGGGTATCGATATGGACCTGTCTGTTTATATAATGTAACCGGAACGACGGGCACATTAAAATCGAGTAGAGAATTAAATTCTACTTGGGCACATGAAATAGGCCATGCATTAGACTTATATCATACGTTTGGAGTCCCGGGAAATACTATTGGCTGTGGACCTGAAACGAATTCATGCACTCAAGGTGACCAGGTACCTGATACACCGCCGACGTTGACAAACCAAAGTTGTAATGTTTCTGCATGCCCTGATGCCTTGATAGAAAATTACATGGACTATACTGGCGAAGACTGTAAGACAAATTTCACTCAAAATCAGATAGAGAGAATGCGTCATGAGATCTATACTGGGTTACCGTATTTGCTCAATACCTTATCATGCCAGTCTCCCGTTGGACAAGATTTAGCAATACTCAACGTAACATTACCGGATTCATGGTGCCGGCCTACAATTGATTTTAGTGTTACTATTGCTAATCAGGGCGGCGGTCCGATATTACCGGGAGCATTATTAGATATTAATGGTGAATATTATGATATCCCAATATTAGAGGGAGGCGAATATTATACATTTAACTTTACCGAGTTCGAACTTCCAGAGTCGGGCAACGTTTATACATACATCATTTACGATGCCGATGAATATCCCGTTAATGATGGAGTTCTTACAACTGTTGAAATAACTGAAGAAAATTGGGCTGAGATTACTATTACTACTGATTTCTTTGCTAATGAGATTGAATGGTTCTTAGGCGGCACTACCGATACATTTTTCTTAGGAGAGGACAATTATCCCACAGGTCAAGAAACTTATACGTATGAGACATGCTTAACTGATGGTTGTTATGTTGTAAGTATTTCAGATACCGCCGGCGATGGACTATGTACATTTGATCTCGAGGATGATGGCATTTGTGACTACGGTGGTAGTTTCAATCTTACCATTAATGGAATCGATATAATTGATATCACCGAAGAGAATTCGGATTTCGGAAGTAACTATACAAATAATTTTTGTACTTATTATTGTCCGCCGGAGCCATGTCCTGCTGATTTAGATGGAGATGGTATAGTAGGGATACATGATTTACTAACATTTTTAACAGTTGCACCAGGGAATATAACAGAATGTTCTCCTCTAGATTTTAATAACGATTTGTTTATCGACGTCGATGATGCATTAACTTTTTTAAATTACTACGGTTATAATTGTGCCACAGGCGAATATTATACTACAGAGATTCCTGAAGAAGTATTTAATATGATAGCCAATGTAACCGAGCTCGATAATAAGCCAGTAGCCGATATGAGTAATGCATGTATAGTCGGTGATCCTATGTTTTTTGATATCACCGGCCGGGCTATTAGTGTATACGGTGATTTAGCCCCTGGTATTTATATCGTAGTTGAGAATTGGTCAAATGGTAACACAACTTCTAGAAAGGTGTATATAGGAGGTAACTAATGTTTAACATGAGATTTCTTTTATTTGTTGTATTCACTCTTTGGTTCGTGCAACTGGGTGAGATGTATGGACAGTGCGATCTAGAGATTTACGATTTCAATCCAGAAACTTTAGATGTTACTATGATTGTCCATGACGGATATGGATGCAATCCGAATGATCTTACGGATGATCATATAGATAAATTTATACTAGGTATAACATCGAATGAACTTCAAGCTAATAATTTTGCTTGTGGGTTAGGTGATGGGGTACCTGGATGGATTTTACAAAACTTCTTTCCCGGATTTATCCTTTGGGACGATGCAAATGCATACCTAGGGCCAGATGGAATATTAAGTACAGGCGATACTTTAGAATTTAATATCTTTACTGCGCAGTTCGGGCCATCATATGCCGATCAATGTTTTTCGTTAGCAGATAGCCTAGGCTATTTCGATGATTGTATCGAGTTGTATATTTGGCAAATTAATTGTTCTAACGTTATTACGGGAGAAGATAATGGAACGAATAATTGTACAGGCGAACCTGGTTATTTATATCCTGATGTCAATCCTGAAGATAATGTATATGATGTCTATTGCCAAGATCCGCCCGAACTACTTTATATAGACTATGAATGTGATTTGAACTGTAATGATACATTGGCATGGTACGATGCTATAACATTTTTTGAGAATGTAGGCACTACTCCTATTACTGATTTTTGTATAGAATGGGACATAATAGGATTTGATCAAGAATATGTAGAATGTTATGAAGGCGAACTACTTCCGGGAGATGATATAATGTTAGAATTCGGGCCTATAACTAGTGATGGTGGAGGTGGAGTTGTTATACGTCTTTTAAGTATCAACGGTCAGGAAACAGATACTACATGGTTTCAGCCGACAGCATGTTATCAAAATGCAGTTGCAATTTGTATATATGGTTGTACTGACGAAACTGCTAATAATTACAATCCAGCAGCTGATTGGGATGATGGATCATGTACATATGATGTATTCGGTTGTACTGACGAAACTGCTTCGAACTATAATTCAGATGCAAATATAGATGATGGCAGTTGTGTATATTGTTCTCAGCTATGGGTACCAAATACCTTTACTCCAAACAATGACGGGCATAATGATTATTGGCAACCCGTAACAGATACAGATTGTTGGTACACATGGCACGTTCAAATATATAATCGTTGGGGTACATGTGTTTGGGAATCATGGGACCCTGAAGATAAGTGGTTAGGACAAAAAGGCCGATCTGGTTTCTATTACGTATCGGATGGCGTATACGTATACAAATTAGATGCATTAGGTTATGATTATAATAACGAGGAACACCTTAGAGGACATATCACAATATTCAGATGAAGAATTTACTACTAATAATATTTTGCCTTGCATGGCCCGATCTTAATGCACAGTATTTTGACACGGGCCTCGAATACAAGCATAAAGTACAAATAGGTAAAGGCGTAACACTCAGTGGTTTAGCACTTATGAATTATACTGAGGGACCTACAGAAGCTATAGGAGCTGTTTGGGCAGTAGGCGGTGCAATGAATTTCATATCTGCTAAACAAGAAGCTAACTACTATGAATATGAACCTACTAAAATCCAATGGCGTAAAGAAATAGCGCCTATAACAGCTATGTTCTTAGCAGGTGCAGCAAACGGAATTAACCAAGATATACTTTTTCATTATCACGAATTCGAATCTACTTTCCCAAATGCCAATCCTCAATTTTGGAATCCTGATATAAGCTGGCGTAATATGTACTTAAATGGCGACCCTCTGCAGGGCGAAAAGTTTCCTGGATCATCGACGGTCTTTGCAGGCTTCACTGACGGATACCATTCTACTATATTAGTTAGAAACTTATTTATCACAACATCGATTTGTTTGTCTCCGCAAACACGAGGATGGAAACCTTTCTTAACAAAGACTCTTGTATATAGCTTAAGTTATGGACTAGGGTTTGAATTAATATACGCAAAAATAATAAAATGAACTGGTCAAATTGGATTATGAATTTTCTACTTATGCTTTCTGCATATGGAATAGAGTTATCACCGAACTCAGATGCTGCTGAATTTGATTTCAACGGCAATGGACGGATAGATATGCAAGATCTGTTAACGATGCTATCTATGCAACCTACGACTACTTACGAAGAACACGTACGATAATTAGGATCATTGTAAGATTGTACTTATATTTAAGTATGATTCAATTTGATAATACGCCATACGAATATTGCCATACGTATAGATTGATGTTATCTAATCGTAATGGCGTATTCTGGATGAACTATCCTATGCATTGCGACCACCCAAAGCCAATGCATATGCGTAATATCATTGAACTTAAGAAACGTTTAATGTGGACTTATAACAACTACAGAGTCCGTAAAATTAATTATATCAAACCCAAACGAAATGGCAAAAAGAATAAGCGCCTTTGATTATCAGAAATCTGATGTAAAAGTCTCCCGTCCAGGAGTTCATGCTAAGACAAAAACTAGCAATCACAAGAAGTCGAAAAATTATAAGAAAGCTTATAGGGGACAGGGCCGGTAAGTCGGTGCTACCTCAATATTTATTATTGATGATGACGATAGAAAATATTGAGACTGGTGATATCTTTGAAGGCACCGATTTGGAATACTTTGTCGATGACGATACGTTTATTGGCGAAGTATTTCTAGATGGCGATTTGATACATCAATCCTTTGACGTAGCTGATGAAGACCAATTGAAAGAAGACTTTCGAATGCAGTTCTTAGTCAGTGAAGAAGAAGACTACAATATTTTTATCTAACAATATTTATACAAAAGGAGTTACTATGACATCAAATGAATTATTCGAACAGATGACAGAGCATTGGAATGAGTTTTCCGAAAATCATTCTAAGTTTACTGAGAAGGGCAACAAAGCAGCAGCAACTAGAGCAAGAAAGGCTGTTGGTGAGTTAAAGAAGCTGGTTACTGAGTATAGAAAAGAATCTGTAGCAGAAAGTAAAAGAACGGCGTAAAACGATGGACAAGAACGACTTCAAATCTAGACTAAATTCAATTATTAAGGAAGAGGTACAATCCGTCCTTAATGAACGACAATACCGTTATGGCGGGTTACTCGATGACAAAGACTTTGACCCTGTCGATCCAGATGTCCATGTTGTCGGATTTGGTACTATGAAGCGTTCCGGATTACGTGATGATATCGCTCGTCGGATGGAAGGCGCGTTAGCAACTGCTAGGGACGCATCCGCCGGCGGCGAGAATTCATTCGATAAGTATAAAGCCTTACAGAGTGTTTTGGAACAAGGCGGCGTGTTATCTAACTTGATCGAAGCTGAATTAGAAGTAGCCGAACAGTTAGAGAAGTTGCGCACTAAAGGCGGAAGAAGATCTATTCCGATTCCAAAACAACGTTAACATTTTTCTTTGATTCGTAAAGATATTACTTTATATTTATAGAGTAAATTTAATTAATTAGTTATGAGTTATTATGTTGCAAAGGTAGCCGTTGCTACCGATACTCCTAAGGGAGTAAAATGGGTAAATGAGTCTTACTTGGTTAATGCGGTTTCCGTTACCCATGCCGAAGAATTGATTAACATCGATTTTCAGACCTCAGGTGTAGAGTTTGAAGTTAAGTCAGTATCGGCTTCTAAAATTTGTAAAGTCATTAACCAAGAAAAATCCTAAGTATGCGTTATAACGTTGGTGAGAACGTCGTATTCAAGTACGATGATCATTACGAAGTAGGCCTAGTAACGAATGTTCGTGCTAAGAAAGGTAAGGTACTTGGGTATGATATCCGATCGGAAAAAGGATCTGGCCATTTGCTTGTCCCCGTAGATAGCAAAAAGGCTGCAATTACTATCGACTCTGATGTAACTGCAATTTGGACAAATAATGGAGGTACCAGTAATCTTCATGTCGATAAAAGTGTAGGACATACTAGAGCAAACTTTTCTCCTAATATTCCGTTGTATGTCGATAGTGGCGAAGCAATGGGGCATTATGAAAAGTACAATGACATGTTGTTCCCTGTAATCGGAGCTCGATCCTGGTAAGATGGATAAGTCACAGAGGAGAGTGCTAAAAGAGTTTCCTAATGCGAAACCTGTATATACCGATGAAGGTATTGTTATAATGTCCGGCGAACGTGAGATTGCCCAAGATTATTTCATGCCAGCTACATCGGATATACAGACCGCATGGGAGCATGCTGCGTTAGCATGTAAGACGACTCAAAACTTTAATCGTACACATCCATTACGTATGAGTACAAAAGATATTGAAAAGAAAGTAATGCGCATGCGCGTACGTAGAAGGAGAGCAGAAAATGCTAAAAAAATTAAAACAAATGCTAACTAAATCAGAAACGGTAGTTGCGGAAGAACTAGAAGAAGTAGAACTTTCGACAGAAGAAATGGAGGCATTAGTAAATGTAGATCCAGATTATTTACAATACTCTCCAGAAGTAGTAGGATATGAAAGTCGACAACAACAATGGGAGACGTATCGTATCGTAACAAATTATATGGGCGATCCGGAGAGTTATACTAGTATAATGGACTTCGGCTGCGGACGTGGAGACTATCTAGCATTTCATGCTCAGGAATATGGCAAGGATGCTATTGAATATTATGGGATAGATCTCAATGAACCATTGATTGAGGCCGGTAAAGAAATTAATCCTAAATTTAATATAGAAGCAAAAGATTGGTTCAATGTAGATAATGCAGATGAAGGATATGATTGGTGTATTAATATCAATTCAAGTAATTTGCGATATGATGCTACTATGAAAGAGGATATTGAATATTTACATGAATCAATCCGTAAAATGTACGATTGTGCTAAGCAAGGCATAGTTGTACTAATGACATCGATGCATGCCGGAGTCGATGATGAATTCATTAACTGGAATCCCGGCGATCTATTAAATTGGGCTATAGAAGAATTTGGAGGAGCTTCTATTGACCATTCACTTTCGAAAGAAACATTTTCATTAATCATTTATAAACAGTAAACATGAGTATTAACGGTAGACATGCAATCAATCAAAAAGTCGCACGACGTTACGGAAAGCTTTGGGGTAGCGTAGACTTTGAATGCAACCAAAATGTATCTGCAGATGCATTTCATGATAACCCAGATCGACCTACAGTAGGACAATTTATGATTGGAGGTAAGCGATTTGATGTCACTATGGAAGAGTTGAATTATATTCAACAAACTGCTAAAGATGCACAAGATGTTGTTATGAAGCGATATCGACTCGGAATGATGGGTAAGTTATCTCGTCGCTAATGGGATATCACCGTCGTATAATTAGCAAAGAACAGCTAATTTATGAGTATACACATAATGGGCTACCGGGGGTACAAGAATTCCTCGGTAGCTCAGGATCATATGCAGATGATGCGATAATGATTACTGATGCATTTGCCGGTAAAGTCATTGACATATTTACATCATACTTTCCGGACGAAATGGATAAATGGAATCAGATAAAACATCTTATTGTATTAGAAATTATGCATCATGATTGATATTTATAATAAAGAGGGCCACATGTTCAATGAACAGCAGAAAGGCGTTATTAATAGTTTACTTCTTATTGAAGACTATGAACAACGACTTCAGGCTGTTAGAACATATTGCCAAGGCTTAGCCAAACCGCTCTCTGAGGCTGGATATGATTGGGCTCGTGTCGCCAGCGCTATTTTTCAAGAAAATGAGCTTAAAAGAGGTAAACATAGAAGAAGATGATTTCGACGTCTTTTTGGTATTAACACCAGAAGAGAAGATCGAATATCTATGGGACGCGCAGTCCATGGGCAGTACCGCTGCTATCCTCAAACAGATCGATAAATTAGACATATTTGATCGTCGTGAGCCGGCTGATCCAATCATGTCGACCCAAGAAATCATATCGGGCGACTTTCGATTGACTGTAACGACATTTGATGAATTTATACATTTGAATTCAAATAGTTTAAAAGTAATACGTCAGTTCGTTGCTAAGATGTGGCATGATGGTTATATCTTATCACAAATACCATCAGCAAAGACAGTCTTTGATAGACATCGTTATTTACGAGTATTTCGTATCTTAGCAAAACATGATTGTATTTGCGAGAATTAAATTTTGATTCTAAATAGTTTTTCTATATATTTATAAATGATTAGAGAGGTTGGTACTGCGGGTCGATCTATCTTTTCAAATTTTTGTTAAACCATCTAAGGAGGTAAAATTATGAGTAGATTTGAACTACATCCATTTGATCTTTTGTTCCGAGACATGCTCAAGTATGATACGGAATTTCAATCCCCATTTAATGCTAAAGTACATCACCCTGTCGATATTCGAGAGACGGACAACGGTCTGTTGATTGAGATTGCATGTGTAGGTGCAGAACGAGAAGATATTGAACTTCTAGCACAAGGCGACACCGTACGGGTTGCTTATCGTAAAGATTCGCGCGACGAAGCAGATTATATCCAGAAAGGAATTGCTAAACGCAATTTCGATTTAGGTTGGCGTCTAGCTAGCAAGTTCAATGTAGAGAAAACAACTGCTACATTAGATAAAGGGCTTCTTGCAATTGACGTTCCCTTCAAGAAAGAAGAACGCCCAGTTAAGGTTACTATTAAGTAATTAGTTACGCTTAGATCGGCCCGCATCCAATCGATATACATTAAATAAGAACGTTTAAAGAACTATGATAAACTACCAATTTATTGATACACTCAATACTAGGTACTTGATTAAACGTTCTATTAGAGAGTCGCATTTAGTTCCCGATTATGATATCAAAATTCTTAAGAAATGGGCACATTGTGATTCGGCATTTAGAAAAGATGGCATCCTATATCTTTGCGAAAAAGTTACAGATGCTGAAATTATTTCTGAAGAAATACTTGGATCCAAAGAGTAAAGTACTTATCTTTATAGTATGAAGTTAGATGATAATTTGCAGGTCGGTTATGCATGCGTCAATATGACATTGACCTCCCGACCTAAGAAGTTAGGTGGCCGTGTTACTACGTCACGTAGCTTGCGTAAGGCGTCTTGGTATGATGATTGGAACTTAGAGCGTATCGGCGAGCTTGCCGTTGCCAATGCCAATGATTTGTATCATTACCTACAATGGAACGAAGAGAACAATATTCGATTATTTCGTTTAGGTTCTGAGCTTGTTCCATGGCACGATCAATTTGAGTTTACCGATCTGCCGCAGTATGATGAGTTGGCTGCCATCTTGCGTAAATGCGGCGACTATGCCAAAGAGCATGGTCATCGTATTACTACTCACCCCGGACCGTTTCATGTACTTGGCTCTCCCAATCTCGAGGTAGCCGAACGTAGTATTATCGGTCTCGAGCGTCATTCCGAGATATTCGATCTTATGGGCTTCGAGCCATCTTTCCATAACAAGATCAATATTCATATCGGTGGTGCATATGGCGACCATGAGTCGACTGCCGAGCGATGGATTGCCAATTGGCATAAGCTATCCGATAACTGCAAACGTCGTCTTGTTGTAGAGAATGATGACAAGGCCTCTATGTGGTCAGTGCAGATGCTATACGATCTCATTCATAGGCGTATCGGCATTCCTATCACGTTTGACTATTATCATCACAAGTTTCATCCGGATGGCTTATCCGAGCAGCAGGCTCTTGAGTTAGCCGGCACGACGTGGCCGGATGATGTTGTCCAATGTTGTCACTATTCTGAGTCTCGTCGTAATGAGTATGGTACTATGTTAGAGTCGATGTGTGCTAAGCAAGGTATTAGTATTGATGCTATCGACGATTGGCCGACCTTCTCCAAGATGAAGCGTGAGTATGATAAGATTCGGGCTCAAGCGCATTCCGATTACATTCGCGATCATATCGATCATTACGGCAATCGTATCGATGTTATGGTCGAAGCCAAGGCAAAAGAGCTTGCCATTCTCAAGTATCAGGATATTTATCAAAAAGGATAGTTATGAAAGACAAAGATAATGTGTTACGAAGATTAGAAGAAGCCGATGATATGGCTCGTGTGTTATCTGATTTAGCTTCGAAGCAAGCAGTAGATACTAATGAGGCTGTACGTAGGTTAGGAGAGATTAGACGTCGTATTAAGTTTGCGATGGAAAGAGTGACCATAAGCTAATGAATGAAAAAACTACTACCAATACTAATTGCAATATCTGCTCTAGCGGTTTCTGCATCAGCTGCATTTTATTCGGTATACGGATTAAGTAAGCTATTTGCCGGCGCGAGCTTTCAAGTAATCATAATGGCTGGCTCGTTAGAGTTTGCTAAATTAATTACTGCAAGCTTACTATACAGATACTGGGATAGTATAAATAAAGGGCTACGTATCTATCTTAGTTCAGCTGTAGTAGTTCTTATGTTAATAACATCGGGTGGTATATACGGTTATCTATCTGCAGCATATCAAGAGACTGCTACTAAATCAGAATTCTTAGATAAATCATTAGCAGTATTAGAACAAAAACAAATTAGGTTCGAAGAACAAAAAACTGAACTTAAGTTAGAAAAACAACAAGTTTCTGTAACTATATCAGATCTACGTACCTCGTTATCAAATCCTACGCAGGTACAATACGTTGATAAAGAAACTGGCCAATTAATTACTACTACTAGTTCATCGGCTAGAAGAGCATTACAAGCCGAATTAGATAAAACGATAAATGATCGTAACCAACTTAACTTAAAGTTAGAAGCTGTACAGGATTCTATCCTAAGACTTGATACAGAGTTATTAAATTTAGAGATAGGCAATGAAGAACAGAGAGAACTAGGTCCATTGAAATACTTATCAGAACTTACTGGCGAGGAAATGGGCACGGTAATCAATTGGTTTCTATTACTCATAATATTTGTATTCGATCCGTTAGCAATTGCATTAGTAGTTGCTGCAAATTTTGCATTCGACCAAATACAGGTAAAAAATAATATCGATCCATATGATGAATATTTTCAACGTAGAAATGAAATGGTCACAAAATATACGCAAGCCGCATCTCAATCTAAAAAACAAGATCAATGGAATGAGGAGAGGATGAATATCATAGGGCAAAATGGTAATGATGGTATTCATTATGATCTTAAAGAAGAAGTTACAAATGAAGTATCGGAAGAAGAAACGCTGGACGATGAGGTGGAAACGAAAACATCTGATCCTGAGCCGAAGAAGGAAGACATATACAAAGAAAAATCTAAACAGCCTAGGCCTACAACATCAAAAGGCTACTGGTTCTAAACTTAAAAAGTTATGGCAAAGAAAACAAAACATAAATTCAAGACCCGTACAGCCAATGGCAAACGTTATATGATTTGTCGCAATAGCATCGAGGATAAAGCACATTGGTCATGGCAATTTCTTAAGAACAAAGATCGTTGCAACCGATGGTCTGAAGTAGCTAGCGAATCGATAGCTGTACTATGCGATCATTGCACTAACGTAGTAATGCCCGCTCCAGAAATCTCAGGTGGATATGTTTCTAAAGGACGTCCACGTGGATGGCAGTTTATGAAAGTATTCGTTGACCCGCAAGGTAATGTATTTCATAAAGGCGTTGAGCAAAAAGAATTGTTCGGTACATTGAAACCTACAGTTGTTGAGAAGAAAGCTAAAAAGAAGTTATCTCGTAAAGAGAAGGAGGAGTTGCGAGATAAAATTATGCAACAAATTGTCTTTACTAGAGGAGAAATCAAAAAAGCTAAATGGAAAAAAGATATCAAAGCCGGCCAAGTTAAGATGCGTAGACTACAAAGAGAACTCAAGAAGTTAAATTGATTTGGTCTTTTGAAAAAAAGATTATATATTACGTAGTATGAGTATATATGGTGAACCTACCAATAGAGATCAAATAGTTAATACGGATGAGACAGAAAATCCGTATGCCAGACTAACTGAACAATTATCGACACAGGTAGACTTTAAAGATGCTGTAATATTTCTCGATGGGGAGATTACGGAAGGTACGCTTGTAGATTTAATGATACGTGTACGATCGATATGTTCAGATCCGAATGTCAAGACAATTAACTTGATCATTAATTCAGTTGGCGGCGATGTATATGACATGTTCGGTATTATTGATTATATCGAATCATTAGACGTCAAAGTTAATACTATATGTCGCGGATGTGCAATGTCCGCCGCGGCGATTATACTTACATGTGGCACCGGCATGAGAATGATGAGTCGTAGATCTACTGTAATGTTTCACCAGGTATCATCTTTCCTCGAAGGGAAGGTTAGCGATATTAAAGCTAACTTTGATAATGTAAAGAATTTAGAACGTAATGTTTACGACCTGTTAGCAGAAAAGACAAACAAAGATGCTAACTGGTGGCAAGAAAATATGAGAACTGACCTATTTCTTTCTCCAGACCAGTTGAAAGAATTCGGCGTAATAGATGAAATAATATGAGTTTAACAGCAGAACAAATTGCGGATAACTGGAAAGAGTATCGTAAAAGAGTTAACGAATGGTTTCCAGAACGTGCAGATGCCCTTAACAAAATGTACGATGTTTATGAAGATCGTATGTTAATGATGCCGGCATCATCGGTAGATCATTATCATAATGCCTTTGAGGGCGGATATATTGATCATGTATTACGTGTCATGGATTGTGCAGATCGATTGTATACTACATGGGGTGAGATGGGTGCTAGCCTGGATGGGTTTACTAAAGAAGAGCTCATGTTTGCTGCGATGCATCATGATTTAGGAAAGGCAGGATGGCCGCAAGACAATGGCGAAATTTATTTGCCAAACGATTCAGAATGGCATCGTAAGAACCAAGGTAAAATGTATAAGGTGAATCCGGCAAATCCATTTGCAATGGTACCAGATTTAGGACTTTGGATTTTACAAAACTTTAATGTTCCTACTACATGGAATGAATATCAAGCTATTCGTATTCATGATGGATTATATGATGAATCAAATAAGCCATATTTTATTTCTAGATCAGCTGATAGTAAACTCCGTACTAATATGTCAATGATTTTACATCATGCAGATTACATGGCAGCTAGAATTGAGTATGAAGCTTGGAGAGAAAATCGTCCTTCATCACCAGCACCTAAAAAGAGACGTCAGGTATCATCCCCGGCGCCGACAGTCAATGCTAGTAAATTGTTTGACGACTTATTTGGAGAATGATGGAAGTACTTATTATTGTAATTAGTGTAGCATTTGTTATATCGTTTTTGATTAACCTAAATCAAATGCGTAAACAAGAACAGTTAGAAGATTATATCAATGATCTCGAAGAGTCTAATTTAAAATATTATGAATTATTTGGTTCATTACGTAGTAGATTAGGCGATTCATATTCTAGAATGAAAGCAATTGATCGATTAGGATCATTTGAAGCGGATGATGAAACAGGATATATCTTTAAAGAACTGAAGGACATAATAAAGCAGTTACATGGAGATATTGAATGAATCCGGTAGAAGAGTTCTATGAAAAATTAGAGGCAGGTGAATTTGAAATAACGTCTAGACGAGGACGTAAGCCTAGTAAGAAACAATACTTTACGATCGTTACAGAAAAGGCAATAGTTGCTTTTAATAAGGAAACCGATCAACGATTGCGTAATAAAGTCTATCGAGAACATATAGACTACCCATTTAACAAGTTAGTCGAAAATATATATCATACATTCCGCTTTAGTTATTTCGATGATCCGTATGAGGATGTAAAGGCTGAAGTAGTTGCATTCCTAAATGAAAAGATACATAAATTTACGGAGGGCAAGGGCAAGGCATTTTCATACTTTAGTATCGTAGCTAAAAATTATCTGATAATACAGAATAATGCTAATTATGCTAAGTTAAAGGCACGTACGGATACCACTGCCATCGACGAGTCTAGAAATCTGCAAGGCGAAATGTCACGTAATGATTATCAAGAATCATTGAATGACTTTGTTACATTATGGGCAGATTGGTATGAGTCTAATCTGAATATGATTTTCTCACATAAACGTGATATAATGATTGCTGATACTATACTCGAAATATTCAGAATGCGTGATAACATTGAGAACTTTAATAAAAAGGCCTTATACATATTGATACGCGAACGTACGGGCCTCAAAACACAGAACATTACAAAGGTAATCAACATTATGAGGCGCGATTTCTTTAAAATGTATAGCGTATATCAAAAGACCGGAAGGTTAAATTAACACAAGTATACGCCCCTTCATATTTATTTAAAAGGGGTCTTATGAGCGGTACCGACTTTGAACTGTTCAATGGTACGACATTCTCCGATCTTATGAGAGATGTCTATCATAATTCAAAAAAGAAATCTAGACAGATCGATCGTCTTATTCAAGAACTACAGCCGTTAGTTAAGAATGTAGGTGATGCAACTGTCATAGTACCTCTGATCAAAGATTATCTGGAAGTATCTGTTAAGAATGATGATGCGTTAGTTAAACTAGCATCAGTTGTTCAACGATTACTTACATCTGGCAATAAAGAAGAAGGCGGCGGAGAGTTTGGTTTGAGTGATGAAGAAAGAGCTAGATTGTTAGAAGAGGCAGAGGAAGAAATTAAGCAAATAAAAGAAACACAGGAAGAAGTAGATGTCACTCGAACTGATAGTCGCCCAAGTGATAGATGACGATGACGCCGGCGCGTATAATCAAACCGATGGCGGTATCTTCGAGGATTCGGATAGACGACCTGGCGAGGTACGTATAGAATATAAAGTAGGTAATACTACTAGACGAGATTTAGCAGCTCCACTACTTCCAAATATTACATCTGTTCCTTTGAATGGAGAATTAGTAATTGCATTAGCTACGACGGATGGACGTACCGATACTAAAAGTTCTAACAATTCTAGATATTACTATTTGACTACAATCAATGTACATGATCTTAAGAACAGTAATTTAATGCCATGGATTAGTCGACCTGGATTAGATATCTTTAGTAAGACAGCTAGTGAGCCAGATCAATATGGGTTTAAAGAAAAGGATGTACCTAATCTACAACCATATGAAGGCGATATAATATATCAAGATCGATTCGGGTCGGCATTGCGATTTACGTCTGGCATCGGACAGAACGTACGTTCTAAAACCGGTAACAAGGTTTATGAAATAGATCCATCATGGACTGGACCAGAGGGCGAACCATTGACAATATTGACAACTGGAATCAATCCCTCGAATCAATATTACACGGTAGAAGACCCTAACAAAGACAAGAGTAGTATCTATCTAACTACAGGACATAAAATTAAATTACAGCCCTCGCAACGTAGATTAGCCCCAGGTATACGTAGTGTTGACGGATATACTAAACCACAAGTTATAATTACTAGTGATCGATTGATATTCAATAGCAGGACAGATGAAATTGTATTATCCAGTAAAAGTACAGTAGGAGTAGCAACTAAAGATTGGGCTATGGATATGAATGCATTTTTTGATTTGTTTGATGAAGTACTCGATGAATTATTAGCTATGGGACCGAGCGGCGCAAATCAATTTGTAACAGGTGTTGGGCCAACCGTTGGTAACCCGGCATTAGTAGCTAAGGTTAGTACGATAAAAGCTAAGTTAGGACGTATGAGACAATAATGGCTAATTGGAAACCATTTGAAGTTACAGTATCAACATTTCTCAAAAAAGGAGCTCCGAAGGGTCCGGAGCAGTTTGCGGAAATGTTATCTATTGCATACATTGCTGCATTAGCGCCGATCAATGTAAAATATAATTCGGGAACGACGCCATCTATCGTATTACAAGCTCGTGATAGAAGACAATTTATTAAAGATGGTATTTTAGAAACATTGCAAAAAGGTCAGCAGACAAGATCATTAACACCGAAAGATTTTCTTCCAGCTGCAACAAATATTTTGAAATTCTGGACACCTGGCATTGGCGTAAAATTATCTCCTCTACCAGCACCTGCCCCGGCATTTGCCCCAGTAGCAGCAGGATTTCCTGTACCTAATGATCAGTGGGAAGCTGCAATGAAAGATGTAGTTGCCGGCGATCCTAATGCCACAAAACAGTTCGGTGGCGATCCTAGGGCTGCAATGAACACTACTGTACAGTTAGATCCTATCGTGATCTTTCCTAGTCCAATAGTATTATTTCCCGGCAATCCATTATCGTTAGCTAATGATCTGTGCAAAGCAATGACTAAGAGTAGAAATTATAATCAGACAGCTAAGAATTTAGCACAGGCCTTTCAATCGCATTTAGGTACCATACGGGGCATGTATATAGGATTCCAATCCGCACCCGTACCTATAGTCATTGTACCGTTCAATGGCTTAGAATAAATACAGATAATCGATTAGTACATATTTATAAAAAAGGAAGAATATGCAAACAAAATCATTTGTTAAACTTTTACGTAAAGTTATAAGAGAAGAAGTACGTTCTGCTGTACGTTCCGAGTTACAACAGTTAAATGAAAATGCATTACCAGCGACGCCTGTAATGCCGCATAAGAAAAAACGTATCGTAGAAAATGATATGTTGAATGATATCTTAAACGAAACTACGGCAATGCCAGCTGACCAAGAATGGTCTACTATGAATTTCAAATCAGAGATGGCTCAAGCATTTGGAATAGAATCGCAGACTATGCCCACATCATTAGCTACTACAGATATTAATGGCGCGCCCATTAACATGAATGATGAAGCAGTTGCTGCAACAGTAGGCGCCATGACAAAAGATTATTCGGCATTAATGAAAGCTATTGATAAGAAGAAAGGAAAATAATTGGCAAGACCGATATATCAATATCAACCATTAAATGAAGTGCCTGATCAGGCAATTGGTATATCACTGCCATTTAATAAATCTGCAGCTAAGCGCAATGTAAATACTAATTATGCATCTGGCTCTTTAGGAGCTGGTAGTGTTTTTGCTCAGACGTTTACAACTGAAGAACAGGCTGTAAGTAATTTAAAAAATTTACTCTTGACGAGAAAAGGCGAACGTATAATGCAGCCAAATTTTGGTACTAGCATTTATGATAGCTTATTCGAAGCTAATACAGATACGTTATTAAATAGCGTAAAATCTTCAGTGCGTGATGATATAGAATTTTGGTTACCGTATATTATACTCGATAATATTGATGCAATACGTTCCGAACATAGAATGGATCTGCGATTACATTTTCGTACATCCGAAAATGGAGCTAATTTAGTTATAAATGTGCTAGCAACTGAGAATGATTTAGTTACATCAGATGTAACTCAAGGAGTATAATAATGGATTTAGTTAAAAAAGATGTAAAGTATTTGAATAAAGATTTCGCTCAATTTAGACAAAATCTTATTAACTTTGCTAAACAATACTATCCTGATTCGTATCAAGATTTCAACGAATCATCTCCGGGCATGATGTTTATAGAAATGGCTTCATACGTCGGCGACGTGTTATCATATTATTCAGATCAGTCGTTTAGAGAGTCGTTATTATCTAGTGCGACCGAAGAAGCAAATATTCTACAAATTGCACAGATGTTTGGATATAAGCCAACACTTAATGCTCCTGCGGTTGTCGATTTAGATGTGTTTCAATTAGTACCAGCTATTGGTACTGGTGATAATGCTGCACCTGATACGAGATATGCATTATCTATACAATCTAATATGCGAGTTCAATCAGAAACTGGCGTAGTATTTCGTACATTGGAACAAGTCGATTTTTCTCAAGATACTGTAACTAGTCCATTAGATGTCTCTGTATATGAAGTTGATGTCAGTAACAATGTTACATATTATTTGTATAAAAAGACTGTTAAAGCAGTTGCCGGCGAAGTTAAAACATTATCGTTTAACTTTCAAGATCCAAAGCCGTATGATAAAATTATACTTCCTGATACAAATGTGTTAGATATTATTAGTGTAACTAGCGACACCGGAAATAAATTTTATCAAGTAGATTATTTAGCACAAGATACGATCTTCGAAGATGTTGCAAATGTCCCATTTAATGATCCGACATTATCTGATTATCGATCAACAGTGCCATATATTTTAAAATTACGTAGAACAGCACGTAGATTTGTTTCCCGTGTGCGAGACGATAAACGTATTGAGTTACAATTTGGTGCTGGAGTAAGTTCCGATGCTGACGAAGAATTGATTCCGAATCCAAAAAATGTAGGAATGGGATTAGAATATCTCAATCGTACTACATTAAATAATGTAGATCCTACAAACTTTTTACATAC